CCTCGGCCACCAGCGCCCGCAGCGCCGCCACCGCCGGAAAGCTGTCGCCAGCCCCCCGGATCTGCGTCAGCCCGCGCAGTTCCGAGCCCACGCAGAACGCCTCCACCCCGCCCGCCAGCGCGCACAGATGCGCGTAATGCAGGATGAACCGCCGGTATCCCCAGTCATCGGCCGGCCCGGAATACACCACCCGGCCATCCGCCACCGCAAAATCCGCCGGCCCCGCGGCGCCAAAGAACGCCGCCACCTCGGCCTCGGCCGCCGCCGTCCGGTCCGGGCTGCCGGCCCGCCCCGGCGCCACCGACAGCGTGATCCGCCCGCGCCAGGGCAGCGCCGGCTGGTCCGGCTCGCCCGTCCAGGGGTCGGGCAGACCGTTGCCGGCCAACTGCTCCATCAGGACGAACGGGTAGAACATCACCGCCTGCCCCGCCGCACGCAGCGCCGCGATGGCCTCGATGACGCTCGCGTCGCCCGGCGTGCCGCCATAAACCGGCCGTCCCGCCACCTCGGCGATGACCGCCGCCTCGGCGCGTGTCACGCCACCCGCGCGCCACGGCTGGCCCGCGCCGTCGGGGCTGGCGCGCTCGACCTTCGGGCGCACCCGGCACAGGCCGGCGCGCAGGTCGTCGCCGAACCACGACACGATCACCGACACCGCGCCGCAGCCCGGCACCTCGCCCGTCAACTGATCCAGCGCCACCGCGAAATCCGCCCGCCCCGCCGGCGTCGCCACATTGGCGCTGCGGCTCAACCCCGGCCCGTCCTCCAGATGCACGCGGCTGGTGGCCAGCGCGTATTCCCCCGTCCCCGGCATCATCGCCACCGCCCGCACCGGCGGCGCATAGCCGTCCGCGCTGCGGATCACCTCGAACGAGAACTGCGGCACCCGGTTGCCGAACCGCCCCAGCGGCAGATCCTCGATCACCACATAGGCGATGCCGCGATAGGCCGGCGCCTGCCCCGGCCCCTCGACCGCCTCGATCCGGGGGTCGGGCACCTGATCCTCGTGCCCCTCGTAGACGCGCAGGTCCAGATCGTCGGGCGCAATCTCCTGCCCGTCGGCCCAGACGCGGCCCACCCGCAGGATCGGCCCCTCGCACAGCGCCACCGCCAGCGACACGGTATACCCGAACGTATCGGTCTGGCGCGACGCGCCCTTGCCGCCGCCCGACCGCGTCACGACCTCCTGGAACCGCGACGCCCAGATCACCTGCCCCGACAGCCGCACCCGGCCCCAGACCCGCGGCACCGGCGCCCCCTCGCCCGCGCCCATCAGCCGGAACCGCTCGACCCGCCCCACCTCGACCGGGCCCGAGCCCGCGCCCAGCAGCTTCTGGTCGATCACCCGGCCCAGCGTCGCGCCCACCGCGCGGCCGATCACCGCGCCCGACAGGCCCAGCACCGTCCCGCCCACCGAGGATCCCAGCGCCGCCCCCGCCGCCGACAGAAGTATCGTCGCCATCCCTCGCCCCCGCCTTCAGCCCTGCAAATCCACGCCCGGAAGGGCAAACCGCGCCACCACCCGGCGCCGCCAGGGCGGCGACAGCGGGCTTTCCACCACCCCATGCCCGGTATAGGCGTGCACGAACCGCGCCGCCGGCCCGGCCGCGGTGGCGATGCCCAGATGCTTGGCCACCCGCCCCTCGCGCATCCGGAACAACAGCACGTCGCCCGCAGCCTCGGCCCCCGCCGGCCGCGCCACCAACCACCGCCCGGCGGCCGCACGCAGCACCTCGCGGCCCGCCGCCTCGTCCCAGTCGGGCGTGTAGGGCGGCACCGCGCAGGGCTCGGCCCCCAGCAGGCCGCGCCACACCCCGCGCAGCAGGCCCAGGCAATCGCTGCCCGCCCCCCGGACCGAGGCGCCGTGCACATAGGGCGTGCCGATCCAGCCGCGCGCCTCGGCCACCACATCGGCGCCGGTGATGCGCCCGCCCCTCATCCCCCCAGGCTCCCGCCGTCATTGGCGCCGGCGGCCACCGGATAGGCGGTCAGCCAATCCTCGCCCGGAACATGAGGAAAGCCGCGGAAGTTCATGAAATTGCCGAATTTCAGCCGGCAGGTCTCGGGCCGTTTGTCGCATCCCGCCTCCAGCCGCACCCGGTCGCCCGGCGCCAGCGGCGCGCGCAGCGCCTCCCACAGCTCGACCACCCGGCCCGCCGCCGTCAGCCGGTCGTTCTTGACCACCGCCACCAGCCCCGCCGCGGCCCCGTCCAGCACCACCAGCCGGCCGCGCTCGAACCAGCGGTCATCGAACCCCCCGAACGCGGCCCAGCGCAGCACCCGGCCCGCCTCGACCGCCTCGACCGCACGCTCGGCCGCATAGCCCGGCAGGCCCAGATCGACCCGGCAGTCGGCATCGCCCAGGATCGCCGAGCAGGGTTTCTGGAACACCCGCCCCTGCGGCGCCCCCAGCCGTTCGGCCAAGCCCCGCACCTCGGCCCGGAACGCGCCCCCGGCCCGCGCCACCTCGCCCAGCGCGCCCGCGAACACCAGCGCGCGCTGCGACACATCCGCCCAGTTGACCGCCCACAGCCGCAGCCGCGCCCCGTCATAGCGCCCGGCTGCCAGATCGGCCTCGGTGATGCCCGCGTCGCGCAGCGCGCCCACCGCCTCGGTATTGTCCACCGACAGGCCGGTGGTCTGGGTCAGCGCCTTGGCGTCCAGCCCGCTGCCGGCGCGAAACACCACCCCCTCGAACGCAAGATCGCGGTCATGATCGGTGAACCCCAGCACCGCGCCATCGCGCCGCACCAGCGCCCAGCACCGCGCAACCGTCGTGACCCCCTGCGCCAGATGCGCCGCCAGCCCGCTCACAGCCGCACCTCGACCACCGGCACCACCGGCACGTCGCCGGCCTGGAACGATGCCACCGACACCTGGATGCGGTCGGTGTCGAACCGCACCGGCACGTCGAACTCGAACCCCGCGCGCACCTCGGCGCCCTCGGGCACCGGGTCGGCGAATGTCACCACCCCGGTGCCGGCATTCACCTCCCAGTCGACGCCCTCGCGCATCGGCTGGCCGGCCAGGCTGACGGTCACCGACCCCGCAACCGGCTTGACCACCGGCCGCCAGTAGACCTGCTCGCCCGAGGCATAGGCCTTGCGCAGCGCGAACCCCCGCGCCACCCCGTCGCCCCGCCCCAGCACCTGGTCCAGCGGCCCGGCCGGCACCTTGGCGCCCGAAGACTTGAAGTCGGCCCAGTCCTTCCAGCGGAACCCGAACAACTGCCCCCGCCGCGCCTCGAAGAACGCGATCAGCGCCGCCACGTCGTCCAGGCTGCGCAACCCCATGCCCGCGTCATAGCGCCGGCGCGATTGCGCCCAGGGGCTGTTGCGCTCCTCGAACCCGTTGGCCAGCGCCACGATCTCGGTCCGCCGCTCGGGCCCGCCGACCGAGCCGAACGACAGGCTGGCGGGAAACCGCACCTCGTGAAATGCCATGCCTCACCCGTTCCTCTGGCCACGCGCCAGCGCCCGCGCCATCTGCGCCGCGATCTGGCTCTGGCTGCGCTCGAACCCGCGCACATCGGGGGTGGTGACATTGACCACCACGTTCACCGGCCGCCCGCCGCCGCCGCCCGCGCGCACCCCCAGCCGCCCGTCGGCGCCGCGCGCCAGCGGCAGGATCGCCTCGGGCCCCGCCTCGCCCATCAGCCCGCGCCCGCCCCGCATGGGAAAGCTGACCGGCCCCGACACGATGCCGCCCTGCGCAAAGGGCATCACCCGCCCCTGCGCAAAGGTGCCGCCCTTCTCGAACGGCAACAGCGCCCCCATGGCCGACTGCAATCCCCCCGCAATCGCCCCGCCCAGCGCGTTCTGCACCGGCTTCAGCGCGATCCCGTACATCGTGTCCACCACCGAGCGCGCCACCATCCGCAGCGCGTCCGACAGCCGCATCCCGTCGAACACCAGCCCGTCGAAGGCCCGCCGCAGGCCGGTGCCGATCCCGGTCGAGAACCGTGTCATCTCGCCGCCGGTGAACACCAGGCTCTCGCGCATCCGGACCAACTCGCCGTCAAACGCCGCGACCATCCCGGCCGCACCGCCCAGCGTCGCCTCCAGCGCCTCGACCTGCGCCTCCAGCGTCTCGATCTCCGCCATCCTGTCCGTCCCTCCGCACATCGGGAAAGGCCGCGGCCAATTCGGCCAGCCGCGCCCGCGTCAGCGGCGCCGCCTGCGCCGCGATGCCCAGCATGATCCGCAGCTCTGCCGGGGTCAGCCGCCAGAACTCGGCCGGCGTCAGGCCCAGGCCGTGCAGCCCGGCACGCATCAGCCCGGGCCAGTCGATCGCCCGCCCGCTCACCCCGGCGCCGCCTCGCCGGGCACCGCAAAGGCCCGCGCCAGCAGCGCCGCCGCCACCCGCGCGGCCTCCAGCGGCCCGCCCGCCACCTCGGCGCAGCGCAGGTCCTCGGCGGTGCCCTCCCAGCCGCCGCCGCGCAGCCCCGCGACCAGCAGCGCCATCACGTCGCGGGCGCGGAACCGCCCGCCCTCGAACCGCTCGACCAGGTCGATCAGCGTGCCCGCCTCCAGCGTCGCCTCCAGTTCGGCCAGCGCGCCCAGCGTCAGGCGGCAGACATGCCGCCGCCCGTCCAGCACCACCGCCACCTCGCCCGCATAGGGGTTCGCCATCACAGCGCCGTGAACGCCAGCGCCCCGGCCGAGGCCAGCGACAGCTCATAGGTCGCCTCGCCGTTGTGGCTGCCGGCATATTCGATCGCGGTGATCTGGAACGGCCCCTCGACCACCCCGAAGGCCGGGATCACCACCTGGAACGCCGGCACCTCGCCGGCGAAAAAGATCTGGCGCGCCCGCTCGTCGGTGCTTGCATCGCGAAACACCCCCGAGCCCGAGATCGCCGCCGACTTCACCCCGGCGCCCGCCAGCAACTCGCGCCAGCCGCCCGCCGATTCCAGGCTCGTCACATCCACCGTCTCGGCGTTGAAGCTCAGCCGCGTCGCGCGCAGCCCCGCCACCGTCTCGAACTGCCCGTCGCCCGTAAGGTCGATCTTCAGCAGCAAATCCTTGCCGTTCTGCACCGCCATCGCTCTCTCCGTTGCTTGCCCCGGGCGCCGCCCGGACATCCCGTCCGCCTCAGCCGTCCACCCGCGCGCGGAACGTCAGGTCGACCCGCCGCACGCCGCCGCGCCCCTCGCGCGCCGCCCGCGCCTTCAGGAACCACAGCCCCACCAGCCGGCCGCGCGCCAGCACCAGCTCGGCACCCACCAGCGCATCCGACACCGCCGCGGCCGCCTCCTTGGCCGCCTGAAACCCCGCGGCCCGCGTCACCACGCTGACGGTGAAGCGGTGCTCGGCCCCGCCGCCCGACCCGTCCGAGGCGTCGCGCACCTCCTCGGGGCCGACCAGCACATAGGTCTGCGGCCCGGCGCCCGGCGGCACGGCATCGTGGATCGCCGCGCCCACCAGCGCGGTCAGCGCCGCATCGCCTGCCAGCCGCTGCCAGACCGCCGCCTGCAACGCCCCCGCCGCCCCATAGCTCATGCCGGACCCTCCTCGCGCGCGGCCAGCGTCAGATACCGCCCCTCCGGGTCGCGCTCGGCCACCGCCAGCACGGCAAACACCCGTGCCCCCTCGCGCAGCCGCTCGCCGGGGCGGGGCCGCTGCGGGCTGCCCTCGGGCGCGGCGCGCAGCGTGATGCGCCAGGGCACCCGCGCCAGGTCGGC